CAGCGCCGATTTACACACAAAGATTTTTGGGGAAGGAGAGCCAGACACAAAATGCCAAGAAGAAAAAGCATGAAAACGGCTACGAATAACGGAACGAGGCTGGAACAGCTGGAAAGCCTTGCCGGGATTCTGGCCCTCCAGATAGACGGCTGTGCAAAGGACTTTGAAGAAGGACCGAAGCTGCTCCCGCAGTTGTCCAAGCAGTACAGGGAAACGATCAAGGAGATTGAAGAACTCAAAGGAATGGAGGGGTCTGACGATGAAATCGCAAAAATCCTCTCAGCCCGCAAGGCTGATGGGAAGCCAGACACCGTCCGTTAGAATAGCGCCGGAATCCGAATACAGCGACGGCACAGATGCGGTAAAGATACTGTCGGTCGGCAGACTGAACGTGGATCCGTGGCAGTGCAATGTCCTGGAGGACTGGATGGGGCGGACGGTTTCGGACCAGTGGGCCGCCTCAACCTGCGGGTTATCAGTCCCAAGGCAGAATGGGAAAACGGCGATCACAGCAGGCAGAATTGCGGCTGGGATGGTGATGTATTCGGAATGGGTGATCTATACTGCCCACCTGCAGAAAACTGCAACCGAAACCTTTATGGAGCTGAAAGGATTATTCGAGAACAGGAACATGCAAAAGTATGTAAAAGAGATCCGGTCCGCATTGGGACGAGAACAGATCATTCTCAAAAGCGGCGGCCGGGTGATGTTCGTGGCAAGAACAAGAAACGGAGGCCGGGGGCTTCATGGAGATTGTCTGGTATTTGATGAGGCGCAGGAACTGACAAACGAGCAGCAGGCATCGTTTCTGCCGGCCATTTCAGCATCCAGGAATCCACAGACGATTTACCTGGGGACGCCTCCTGATGAAAACTGTACTGGAACGGTCTTCCGGAAGATCCGGGAAAGGGCCGGCGAGAACAGCGCAACTGCGTGGACAGAGTATTCGGTGAATGAGATCGGAGATGTGGCGGACCGGACAAGATGGGCCGCATGCAATCCGGCATTGGGGCTTCGCATTCAGGAAAGCACGATAGCGTCGGAATGTGAGCAGATGGATCCGGATACGTTCGCACGGGAACGCCTTGGATGGTGGACGCCGATCAATCATGACCAGGATTATGCGATTGACAAAGCAAAATGGGAGGTATGCGCATCGGAACAGGAAAAGCCAGAAGGAAAAACAGCCTACGGGATTAAATTCACTCCGGATGGAGCTATGGTGGCGCTGGCTGGAGCCGTATGCCCAACAGATGGACCCGCCCGAATTTCCCTGATCGAATTCAGGCCGACCGACAGAGGAATCCAATGGCTGGCAGACTGGCTGAATCAGCGGTATGACAAGGCGGCCTGCGTAGTCATTGATGGCCGGAACGGTGTCGAGTATCTGATCGAAAAAATAACGGACACATGGAAATATAAAGGATCCGTGATAAAGCCTTCCAGCAAAGACATGATCGCGGCTGTCAGCCAGCTGATCCAGGAAATCAATGAACAGAGCGTGACCTGGTACAAATATCAGGAGATCCTGGAGGAGTCCGCAACAACATCCGTCAAGAGACCGATTTCGGGGGGCTGGGGCTTTGGCGGGGAAAATTCAAGCCCGATCGAAGCGGCGGCGCTGGCTCTTTGGGGCTGTCGGCATGCAAAGCGGGATCCGACCAGAAAGATGAGGATAGGGTAATGGTGACAATCAATTTCGGATATGTGGCAAATCTGCCTCCGGAAGAGCAGGGGTGGCTGAATGAGCTGATAGAAATTTATCGGTATCATCAAACGTCCAACGAGAAAAAGCGGGAATATTACGACGGCAAAATCGCATTGGGAGACGTAAATCTTGGCATTGCGATCCCTTCGACCATCGCAAAACTGCAGATCGGCTGTGCATGGGGAGCCAAAACCGTTGATGTATTGGCGGCACACTCCATTTTTGACGGTTTTGTAACAGAAAATGGTACAGAATCGGCGGATATGAAGGCAATCATGCAGCGAAACCATTTGATTTCGGAGTATAACAAGGCTGTAAAGGAGGAGCTGAAATACGGCTGCGCTTTTGCGGCGATCTCTGGAGAGATTGGAGAGGCAAGAGTACGGTTTTATTCTCCGCACTGCGCCGCTGCGGCATGGAATGCCAGAGATGGACGGATCAGGTATGGATTTGCATTTGAAGACGGGCGCAGGGATGAATCGGATCTTACCTGGACGCCGGAACATGTGAATTTCTATACAGACACGGACATCTGGCAGCTGGATCGGGTTGGCGGAACATGGAAGGCAACACAGATACCGCATGAATTTGGCGAGCCGCTGATGGTGGCATTGATCTGGGGAGCGACCAACGATAAGCCATTCGGCCAGTCCAGGCTTAACAGTCCGGTAAGGAAACTGATCAACGGCTATGTGAGGACCGTAGCGAATGCGACAATCGGGCTCGAATTTGCAACCTCTCCGCAGAAGTATCTGCTGGGTGTGTCGGATGAACAGTATGACCTGCTGGTTGACAATAAATTCAAACAGTACGTGGGAAACATCCTTCTGAGCACGAACAACCCGGAGACAGGGGAAAAACCATCATTCGGCCAGCTGGCGCAGGGGAGCATTGAACCGCATGTGCAGATGCTGAGACTTTTGGCAACACAGTTTTCAGCTGCTACCGGTTTAACGATTGCGGATACAGGCGTTGTGAATGATGCCAATCCAACTTCAAGCGAAGCAATCATCGCACAGAGCCAGACGCTGATTCTTCTGGCAGAACAGTTGAATGCGGCAAACGGAGATTCGTTATACCGGATCGGCAAGATGGCGCTTGCAGTAGAGTTGGGAACCACTCCGAACGACCTTCCGGATGGAACGCAGGAGTTGATCGCGCATTTCAAAAACCCGGCAATGCCTTCGGTTTCGTCTACCGCAGACGCTGCACTTAAAATAGCCACGGCCAGAGAGGGATTTGCCAAAACAGATATATTCCTGGAGATGATCGGGTTCGATCAGGCGGATATTCGAAGGATCAGGGCACAGGAGCAGAGGACAAGAGGAGAATCCATTCTGATGGAGGAGTTCGGTAGTGAAGATAACGGAGACAGCGTGGAAAGCGTACATCAATCGAATGTCTCAGATCAGTCAGAAAGCGGCTGATATGCTGGAAGCATGGATAAGTAAACATGGGACCGATGACAAACAGGCGATGATTGATTATGCCTATTCTCTGACGGGGCGTTATGGACAGGCCGCCGGTGCGCTTGCGTGCCAGATGTATGAAGCGACAGCCGCGGCACAGGGAGCTGTCGTGCAGACTGCGGAAATGGCGGAACTCCCGGAGCGCTGGGAAGTTGCAAAGGCAGTTCAGGGTACCATGAAGCAGTCTCAGGCGAAAATTCCGGACACAGCCGCAAGGCTGGTCAAGCAGGTGGGTGCCGATACGACCTTGAAGAATGCCAGGAGAGACGGGGCACAGTTTGCGTGGATCCCACACGGAGATACCTGTGCATTCTGCGTCACACTGGCGTCCAGGGGCTGGCAGGATATATCAAAGAACACTCTCAGGAATGGACACGCGGAACATATCCATGCACATTGCGATTGCGAGTATGCAGTCAGATTTGACGGAAAAAGCACAGTTGCGGGATATGATCCGGATAAATACCTGGAAGAGTACAATGCCACCGGCGGTGATATCAACGCCATGCGGCGTGCGCGTTATGCGGAGAATAAAGATAAAATCAATGCGCAGAAACGGGTGGCGTATGCAGAAAGGAAAGTCAGAGAGCGAGAGCAAGAAGGTTTACAAGACGTTCTTGCTGAGTACCTGAATAATGCACAGCCAGGCGCAGGAACGGTCACTTATGAAGATGGTTATCATATTTCACATCACAGCGAGGAAATAAAGATAGCGAAATGGTTGCACGAAAATTTCGGCGGCGACATTATATTATTAGCAGAAACTGGTGGACTCCATGAAAAGACTCCAGACTTTTTGTGGCGTGGCAAGGGCTGGGAGTTAAAAACCACTACAACTGAAAAATCTGCCGATAGCGCATTGAGAAGTGCGTTAAAACAAATACTAAAAAACCCAGGTGGAGTAATTTTGGACTATGGAGATAATGCGGTCTCTATTCCTGATGCAGAGAAAATTGTGTTGCATCGTTTAGAACGGCAAGAAAAGTGCACTACAGATATTTTAATTCTACATCGTGGAAAGATTGCCAGAGCAATTAGATACAAAAAATGAGGCTTTACCACCCCCACCAGAACGGGCGGAGGGGAGCCTCATATATATTATATTCGTATTCGGAAGAAAAGTCAATAAAATTAGTAAGGAGAACTAATATGATCATTACAGGGATGGAACATTTTCAGAGTGTATGCAAAAAGAAACTGGTTGAATGGTATAACAGGAATGGAATTGCGGATACACCGTTGACGCCACCAATTGATTTGTCCAATGTGTTTGTGGTGTGGTCCTGTAAGGCCTTACAGAACTACAAATGCCTGGTATCTACTACGGTTAGTGGTGATGGGATTTATGCAGAATATACGTATAACGGCGATAAGCAGGAACTGTACGAAGATGTGTATAAGAAACTGACAAATACCTGTTATACGGAGGAATAAAGCTTTGCTGACAGATAAGGAGGTGAGAACGATGAAATACCGAAAGAAACCTGTGGTCGTAGAGGCCTTTCAGCTGACGGATGATCCGGAGATGGAAGCACCGGCCTGGTTTACCCAGGCAGTGGCAGATGAAAAGGTCGGGATTAACCGGAGCCTTAGGAATGGACATATATCCGTATACGGCTGTACGATCCAGACGCTGGAAGGCAGGATGCATGCCAAACTGGGGGATTACATCATCCAGGGTGTGAACGGGGAACTGTATCCATGTAAGCCGGAGATCTTTCTGAAGACTTATGAAGAAGCCTAGAGAGGCGGTGATCCACTTATCTCGGAGCTGTCCGTAAAACAGCAGGGAAGCACGCAGCAGGACGCTGGGTGTTATTTTTATGGCAACGCGTGCCCGAAACGCGGTCAGTAACAGCAAAACAGCACTCATTACAGGAGGGAAACAAGATGGCAGAAAACAGCACTACGGTAGTAGGATCTACAGAGGAATCTGGAAAAACATTCACTCAGGCGGAAATGGATTCCATCATTGAGGGACGCCTTGCGAGGGAAAAGCAGAAATATGCAGACTATGAAAGCCTGAAGGAAAAAGCAGGAAAGTATGATGAACTTCAGGAGGCACAGAAATCAGAACTTCAGAAAGCGACGGAGCAGACTGAGGCGCTGAAAAAGGAACTGGATCAGCTGAAAAATGCAAATAAGCTGAAGGACATCAGGGAAAAAGTAGCGAAGGAAACGAACGTACCGGTGGAACTTCTGACGGGAAATGATGAGGAATCCTGTAAAGAACAGGCTTCTGCAATCCTGAAATTCGCGAAGCCGAAGAACTATCCGGGAACGAAACAGAACGGCAGGCAGACGACGCCGCAGACAGAATCTGATGCGGCAATGCGGGAATTTGCCCGCCAGTTATTTGGAAAAGGAGAATAAGATATGGCATTGATTACATCGAATTTTAATCTTCCCAACGATATTTCCGCGGGGATTTTCAAAAAGGCGCAGAGTGGATCGGCGATTGCACAGCTTTCCGGAGCAACTCCCCAGAAGTTTGGCAAAAGCCAGGCGTGGGTTTTAAGCGCGGCACCGAAAGCAGAGCTTGTAGGAGAGGGCGCGAAGAAGTCCGAGACGCCTACTACCTACGCAACAAAGACCATCAATCCGTACAAGCTTCAGGTGACCATGCGGTATTCCAGTGAAGTGCAGTGGGCCGATGAGGACACGCAGATCGGGATTCTGCAGGATCTGGCAGATAATGCGGGCATCGCGCTCGGCAGAGCACTGGACCTTGTGGCAATCCATAAGATCAACCCGCTTACCGGAACGGCAGCTTCCCAGGTGACGGAAGGTCTTATTGATGCCACGCAGTTTTCCACGCTTACCGGAACGGAGTATGAGAACGCGATCGAAGCGGCCGCATCTTTAGTGATTGGTTCTGGTTATAATCCGGCTGGCCTTGCGATGGATCCCAGTCTGTCCTTCGGTATCGCAACTCAGAAGGATGCAGACGGCCGCAGACTTTATCCGGAACTGGGATTTGGCCAGGCTGTAACGAATTTCCTGGGTATGAAAACGGCCGTATCTGATACCGTGTCTGCAAAGAACGAGATCAAGACAACCAACAACCTGATCGGCATTGTCGGACAGTTTGATGCGGTTCGCTGGGGTGTACAGAGATCGATCGGCGCACACCTGATTGAATTTGGCGATCCTGACGGACTTGGGGATCTTCAGAGGGCAAACCAGATCGCTCTGAGAGCGGAGATTGTTTATGGAATCGGAATCATGGATATGAAGGCGTTCGCGTTGATCAAGAAGAGTGAATAGAGAGGTGAAAGATGAAATACCGTTACAAACAGACGGGAATCATCGTGGAGTCTGGCGATTTGCTGGACTCCGCAGTCTATATCCCGATAACAGAAGAAGAGCCGGAAAGCATCGCAGAAGATATCGAAGAAGTGGCTGTGAGTGAGGAAAACACCGTGGAAGACGCCGAAGAAGAGGCGCGGACACATGTAGAAGAAAGCGTGCAGCAGGAAAATGCAGAAGCAGTTGAAAAGGGGCCGGTGGTCAAAAAGACAGCACCAAGAAAGCGGAGCGTAAAGACGGACCGAAAATGAGGTGGTTAAAATGTATGCGACTATTGAAGATGTGGAAAAACGCTGCAGAAGAACTTTGACAGAGGAGGAACGAACTGCCTGTGAAGTGCTTCTGGAGGACGCAGAGGTACTGGTGGACAGCTACAATGCAAACGCAGCTGAATATGTCAAAAAGGTCGTATGCTGCAACGTGGTCGTGCGGGCTATGGGTGACGGATCAGCGGGTGTACCGATCGGGGCTTCCCAGGGCTCCATGTCCGCGCTGGGATATTCACAGACCTGGACCATGGCTTCAGGATCCACCGGAGAACTTTACCTAAATAAGAGCGACAAGCGGCTTCTGGGTGTTGGAAACCGGATCGGAGCAACGAATCCGTTTGAGGAGGCATAAATGAAAGGCATTACAGTCACATTGTATGAGCGGGTACAGACGGGGACAGATCCGTTCGGTCATCCGGTCTATGAAGAGACACCGGTGCAGGTTGACAATGTACTGGTTGCTCCGGCCAGCGTGACGGAGATCCTGGACATGCAGCACCTTACCGGGAAAAAGGCTGTCTACAATATTGCAATCCCCAAAGGTGATCAGCACACATGGGAAGATAACCGGGTAGATTTTTTCGGGGAATCCTGGCACGTGCTCAGTTTTCCGCAACAGGGGATCGATAAGATGATCCCGTTAGACTGGAACCAGAAATGGATGGTGGAACGCTATGGGTAAACTCAAAGTGATTTTGAATACCGGAGAGGTTGGAAATCTCCTGAAGTCCGAGGAAATGCGCCAGATTTGTGAGGAGCATGCTTCGGCAGCGCTGTCGGTGCTTGGCTCCGGTTATAACTGTGGTACGTATATGGGGACGGACCGGGTCAAGGCTGATGTTTTTGCTGAAACAGCAAAAGCGAAGAGGGAGAACCTGAAACACAACACAATCTTAAAGGCGATTCGAGGATGATTGAAAAAATTGTATTGGATTACTTGGACAAAGAACTGGAAGTTCCGGCATATATGGAAGAACCGGAGAACCTGCAGGCGGAACAGTATGTTTTGATTGAAAAAACAGGAAGTAGCCGGGCAAACCATCTGTATACAGCAACGCTGGTGATCCAGTCGTATGCAGGCACGCTTTATAAAGCCGCACAGCTGAATGAGCAGGTAAAAACGGCAATGGACGGAATTACCAGGGAAAAAGAAGTCACCAGATCGGAATTAAACAGTGATTACAATTACACTGATACGGCACGGAAACAGTACCGGTATCAGGCTGTTTATGATCTGACCCATTATTGACAGGAGGAGAAAAAGTGGCAAAAGTGGATAACGTAAGTGCAGCAAAACCGAAGGTTGGAGGCGCAATTTCAAAAGCCCCCATCGGGACACAGCTTCCTACGGATGCAACGACCGCGCTTGCGGTTGCATATGTAAGCCTTGGTTACTGTTCCGAGGATGGAATGACAAATAACAACACGCCGGAATCAGAACAGGTCCGGGCATGGGGCGGAGATATTGTCCTGACGCCTCAGACATCAAAGGATGATACCTTTGGATTTAAGCTGATCGAAGTGCTGGACATCAATGTGCTGAAAGCGGTATATGGAAACGGTAATGTGACCGGAGACTTAAAGACGGGAATCACGGTCACTGCGAACGGCGATGAGCAGGAGGCCGCGGTCTGGGTGGCTGATATGATCATGCGGGATAATGCCCTGAAGCGCATTGTGATCCCGAACGGGGTTATCACTGAAATCGGCGAGATCACATATTCGGACAGCGAGGCCATTGGTTATGAAGTGACCATTACCGCAATGCCGGACAGCACCGGTGCAACTCACTATGAATACATCACAAGGAGCGAAGACTGATGATTGCAGGAAAAACAACAACAGGATTTGAATTTACTGTAGCAGATGAAAGTCTGGACGATATGGAAGTGCTGGAATGGCTTGTGGAACTGGATAACGGTTCCATGACCCATTTAAAGGATATGCTGATTCGTCTGCTCGGAGAAGAGCAGAAGAAAGCCTTATATGAACATTGCAGGACGACAAATGGAAGGGTATCAGCCAAGGCAGTATTTGCTGAGGTAGGAGACATCTTTCGTGCAGCGGGGAACACGGGAAAAAACTAATGGTCCTGGCGCATCTGCTTGCCCTGGATGAAGATGCACTGATCTGCGATCTGGCGGAAACTTATCACATCCTGGATTATAAAAGCGTTCCGGTAAAAACGCTGGCAGCATTGACCGCAGGATTGAATGAGGACACCAGGAGCAAACGGAAAGCGGCAGGAGGAAAAGCGCCGCTTAGGATTTTGCTGCCGGCAGCGATCCTTGACCAGTTATCCATGCTTGTATGGATGCAGTCCAAGGATGGACAGAAGGGGATCAACCGTCCGAAGTCCCTGGTCAAGGCAATGACAATCGGGGAAACGGAACAGGTAAAGAGCTTTCGGACAGCAGATGAATTTCAAGAGGAACGGGAACGGATTCTTGCGAAGAGGAGGCGGTGAGAAGTTATGGCAACGGAATTGGCAAAGGCTTATGTCCAGATTGTACCGTCCGCAAAGGGAATTAAAGGAAAGATCACGGAGGAGCTGGGCGGAGAGGCAGCTTCGGCCGGATCCTCTGCGGGAGAGTCTTTCGGGCAGAACCTGGTCGGGAAAATAAAGACTGTGATTGCGGCGGCGGGTCTCGGAAAGCTTCTGTCGTCCGCAATCAGCGAAGGGGCGAATCTGGAGCAGTCCATTGGCGGCGTTGAGACACTGTTCAAAGACAGTGCAGATCAAATGAAAGCTTATGCAAAGGATGCCTATAAAACAGCGGGATTATCTGCCAACGATTACATGGAAACAGCAACCAGCTTTGCAGCAAGTCTGGTAAGTGGATTGAAGGGCGATACGCAGGCAGCAGCAGAACTGGCGAATACCGCAATTGTGGATATGTCTGATAACGCCAACAAGATGGGCACGGATATGCAGTCTATCCAGAATGCTTATCAGGGGTTTGCAAAGCAGAATTATACGATGCTGGATAACTTAAAGCTTGGATATGGCGGCACGCAGTCGGAAATGATTCGCCTGATCAATGACTCCGGGGTTCTTGGGAAAAAGATTGACAGCTTGGACAATGTGACGTTTGACCAGATGATTCAGGCAATTCATGTGGTACAGCAAAATCTTGGAGTGACAGGAACAACAGCCGCAGAAGCTGCGGAAACCATATCGGGATCCTTGAATTCTTTAAAGGCAGCATGGTCGAATGTGTTGGGCAATCTGACGCTTGGGAATGATCTGACAGAGCCGCTGAATGCTCTGGCGGACACATTTGGAACGTTTGTTGGCAAGAATCTGATTCCGGCACTTTCCAATATCCTGAGCGCACTGCCGTCTGCTATCGGATCCATGATCACCAAGATTGCTCCAGGACTTGTAGCACAGGGAATGGAACTGATCAAAAGCCTGGTATCCGGAGCGGCTGCCGCAATCTCAGATGTAACAAAAACAGGAAGTGAAATATTAGTATCCCTGTCCAGGACGATCAAGGAAGGGCTCCCGGATCTGGTAAATGATGGAATGGAGATTCTGTCCTCTTTCGTGAGCGGCATTATAGATGGAATTCCAACGGTGCTTTCGGCTGGAAGCGAGGTTGTGAATAATTTTCTGGAAACAATCGGGAAGATGCTGCCATCGGTGATCCAGACGGGATCAAGGATCCTTCAGAACCTGATTCAGGGAATTGTAAATAATTATTCAACGTATATATCCATGATTAGCAGCCTTATCACTACGTTTCTGCAGCAGATCATTCAGAATCTTCCGATGATCCTGCAAGAAGGAGTGCAGATTCTGAATGCGTTGATTAGTGGTATTATGCAGAACATTCCAGCGTTGATTGCTGCTATGGGAACGATTTTGAACGCTGCTTTAGCATTTATTTTTGATGCACTTCCACAGATTCTGCAGGCGGGGGCGCAACTGCTATTAAATCTGGTTCAGGGCATTATTGATAATGTACCGGCGATTATAGCAGCAATTACGGATGTAATTACCCAGCTGTTAGACACTTTAGTTAGCCACTTGCCGGAATTACTGAGACAGGGCATGGAAATCATCAAGAATCTTGCGGAAGGAATCCTGAATAATATTCCGACTTTGATTACGGCGATTGCCAAGGCAGCAGCAAACTTATTGGAAACGCTGGCCGGAAAGTTTCCAGAACTGGTGGCTACCGGTGTGTCTATGCTGGTAGAACTGGGTAGCGGCCTGATCAAAGGGATTCCGGATCTTATCGGGAAAATACCGGAAATCCTGGGTGCCATCGTAGATGCGTTTTTAAGCTTTGACTGGTTAAGCATCGGCAAGGACATCATCAGCGGCATCGGAGAAGGCATCAAGAATGCGGCCGGCGCACTTTGGGACGGGATAAAGTCCGTGGGATCTTCAGTTGTCGGCGGATTTAAAAGCTTTTTCGGAATTGGATCCCCCTCAAAGCTTATGAGGGACGAGATCGGTAAATGGATCCCGTCCGGTATCGCAGTTGGTGTAGAAGGGAACCTGAAGCCGCTACAGGATGCAATGAAAGAGGCGACCGATGTGACGGAAAGTGCGGCGGCAGTTGCGATCGATGCCGGAACAGCGGATGCAGCCGGAATGCTTGGAAAAGTGTCCGGAGGCGACAGGAAGATGGAAGAAAAGCTGGATGCAGTGATAAAACTGCTTGGAAAGTACCTGCCTGATTGCGCAAAAGAAACAGTCATTGACGGAGACAGCCTGACACAGGAAATCGACCGGAGACTTGGATTGGCGGTGATGTGATGAGGACCTTCAGTTTATTGAATGCAGATGGAGAAGTGTATAATCTGACCGATAATGGGGCTAGTTTTTTTTATGGAGTAGACGGACTTGGAACCGAGAACATGGTGGAGCATCAGCAGGTCGGGAACGACTATGTGATCTTGACTGATCTGCTGAGCCAGTCTGAGATTACCGGATCCGTCAAATTCTGGAATCCGGGAGCGCAAAAACAGTACAGGGAGTTTGTGAGATTTTGCCAGAGCAAACCACTGACGCTGGTTTATACGGCAGATGGAACGGAGTTCCGGAAAAAAGGAACGGTAACAAAGATTGAATACAGTGAGGGAGAGTGTTTAAGGGCGGCAATTATCTTCGCGGGACTTACTCCGTATTATCGGGAACTGCGGAGCGACAGCGAGAAAAGCAGCGCCGAAAACGGGAAGAAATATTCGTTTACGTATCCGTACCGATATGAATCTACATTGGCAAACACGGTGGTGATCGAATCGGAAAGCGGGATCGAATCCCCATGTCGTTTAACTATAATGGGGCCGCTGACAAATCCCAGATGGGTACACTATGTCAATAACGTGGAGTGCTGCAGCGGAAAGGTGATTGCGGAAATCCCGATGGGGCACAGACTTGTGATTGATACCACGGCAGTTCCGTACAGCATTAAGGAATATAACAATCAGGGAGAAGAAGTGGCCGATCGTTATCAGGCGTCGGATTTTGGAACACAGAGGTTCATACTCCTGCGGCATGGGAATAACCGGATTACTGTGACAGAAGACAATGGGGCAGAAATCGAGATCAGAGCGGAGGGAAGAATTTATTATGCGAGTGTATAACGTTGAAGTTTTTTCTCCGCATTTCGAATTGCGCTGCCATGACAATATAAGTGAGCTGTCCTACAAGGAAGATTATCTTTCCCCGGTAGAAAATTCTGTGACGATAAACATGAATGACGCTGTTCAAAAGGGAGATCTGATTCGGATTGGAAATTCCGAAGAAGATTATTTCGGGGTGATCACATCGGTGAAATACGGAGAGAGCAGCGGAAACAGAATGACGATTTATTACAAGCCATATACCAGCCTGTTTGATACAGATGTTTTATTTGACACAGACAGACAGGGGAGCGGATCTCTGGAATCTGAAATAAAAACGATCATATCAGATAATTTCATACGGAATACCGATACATTGCAAAACATTTCGTCGTTGGGGGAACTCAGCCTTTTGACAAACACCGCGAACTGGGGGCTGAACCTGAAATCAGATACGGAAGGGATGCACCGCTGCATCGTAAATCTTTACAGCACATTCCTGGTCAATGGATTTCAGAAATATGGGATTGCTGTGATGGCGAAGCCGGATTATTCAAAAAAGAAAGTTAATCTGTTGATCGGATGTGTAAGGAAGACACCGATCACGATCGAGACCGGGCTTCCGAACGTAATCAGAAAAAGTGTAGTAATCAGAGAGACTTCAGATGATACCAACAAGCTGGAAGTGTATAACGATGCCAACTATACAGAGAAATCTGTTTATTATCTACATCCGGACGGAAACTATAACACAACGGACAAGGACCGGATTACGCCGGTAATACGGAAGGTTCAGGCTGTAAATGTGGAGGAAGGAAAGACGTTTTCTGCCGCAGCGGCCAGCGCAGCAGCAGCTTTGTTCGGGCAAATCCAGTATAACAACCTCATCGAGATTGAAGTGCTGAGAAATGACACGCTATATCCGTTTCAGTCTTATCAGTTCGGACAAGAAGTCAGCGTTATCCACAAAGGAATCAGTTATCGGAGCATTTACAGCGGAATTGAATTATCCAGCACGGCGAAGCTGATCTTCGGAGCAATCCGGCTGGATCTGACAAAAATCATTAAGGGAGGAATCTGACAATGGCAAATGAAATCAGCCTGGTTACTTATAACGAATCACTTGTGACACCGAAGCATGACGCAGTGGTCCACGATATGGCAGTGGAGAACGGGATCCTGTACGGATGTAAGATAACAGTTAAGGATGCAACAACGCTGCACATGACGGCGGGAATGGGGATCGTATACGGCCGCCAGTTTGAACTGTATGAAAGCGATATTACTGTTCCGCTTTCGGACACTGCAGCAATATCCGGAAGACTGTATGTGCATGTGGATCTTGGAAATGTTGATGAACCGGTACAGCTCCTGGTGGAAACCGGCGCATCATTGGGGAATCTCGTTGACAATCCGAATATCAATGTGGAAAACAGTGCGACAGATATGGAACTGGCGACGTTTGAAGTTACGGCGGAGACAATCGGTAAGTTAAAAATGACGTATAAGTCCACCCAGAGAAACGACGAAAGATTTGCGGGATTTGAAGAAGAACTTTCCGCGTTAAATGATCGTTTAAAGAACAAAATAATGGTGGAGCAGATCACTGTTGAAGGTATCGGAGAATCGTATTTCTATATTGGCGATAAAACTGGATATGTACTGATGAATGTCTATAATTATGCGCGGGAATATAATACCGCTGATGTTGTAAAAATCTCTCACAATGTCGCTCAAAAAATCTACTATGTATTTGTAGAGCAGGTACAGCCCACCACATCGTCGATGGCTTTGAGGCTTTTTTGGTTGGCGACAGACTAAAAATGGAAAGCCACCCAGTTGATGCGAAACGTTTTGCCTTTAAGCGATTCTTCGGCCACCGCCAGCCATCGCTTTGTGCTGGGGTGTACTACACCACAGGCATCTCCATTTAGCACAGAAATATAACAACCATCAGAGCCGCTCCCAGATAAGGAGCTTTTTGATTGCAAAAAATGTGCGACGTCGCGCAGAAAGGAGGAGCCATGATCGCTGTCGGAGCATCAGGAATTATCAGATTAACGAGAGGCGATACCGCCAGACTGGAAGTGTCCGTGACGAACTCTCAGAACGGAGAGCCGTATGAAATCCGTGCGGATGATACGGTTACGCTTACGGTCCGGAGGACTGCAAATGATCCGACGATACAGATACAGAAAACAGTAGTGGGATCCGGCAGTTTTTATATAGCGCCGAAAGATACACAGCATATGCAGTTCCAGAAACATGTGTATGATATCCAAATCACTACGGCCGCGGGAGATGTGTATACGGTAATCCCGCCATCAACATTTGAAGTTATGGAGGAGGTGACCTGGTAATGGAGGTAAGACTGGACGGCAGGATCACTATATCCGGCAAGCTGACTGGAGAGATTACCGGGGCGGGAAGTCTGAGCGGATCACTCTCCCAGCCAAAAGGGTACACGGATTATACGGGAAGTTATGACCCCATCCCAACTGTGGAGGGAGTAACGCTTGCGACTAGGGACATGCACATGACAGACGATGTAACAATTCAACCAATCCCAACCTACGAAGTGGAGAATGAAAAAGGCGGGGTAACATTCATTATAGGAGGTAAGTAATATGGCATCAGGCCCTGAAGTTAGTGAGAAGCCGATAAATAAAGTTATTTATGGAAATACTGTTTTGATCGACTTAACCGCGGACACTGTGACAAAAGATAAAATCCTTGTTGGTTATACAGCACATAATGCTGCCGGTTTTGAGATCAATGGTACTTGCGATTTTGATGTAAACTCACAAGACGCAACGGTAAGGGTTGCCGAGATTTTGGATGGTAAAACAGCATATGCAAGAGGGTCCAAATTAACTGGAACAATGCCTAACAACGGCGGCGTAACTCTTACCATTGATACCGTTGCTCAGGAAGTATCTATCCCACAAGGTTATCACGATGGATCTGGAAAAGTATCTATCTTATCTACGGAACAGGCAAAGCTTATCGCCGGAAATATCAAACACGGTATCGAGATTCTCGGTGTCACCGGAACCCTAGAACCGTCAAGTGAGATCAAGGTACATGCAAAAACTGTAACTCCGAAATCAACCGCCCAGACAGTTTTACCGGACGAAGGTTATGATTATCTCTCACAGGTAACGGTCAACGCGATCCCCTATGTGGAGACAACCAACTCCGCGGGCGGTAAAACCGTAACCATCGGATAGGGAGGTCTGTTATGGCTGTAAATAAGGTTGTGTATGTCGAAAACGGTGTACAGAAAACGCTGGTAGATTTGACAGCAGATACAGTAACGGCAGAAACTCTGAAAAAGGGTACGATTGCTCACGACAAAACTGGCACTCAGATTACGGGGACGATGGAGAGTTCTGGTGGAACTGATTTAAAAACGATGATAATTGAGCTTGAAGCGATCGGCGATAATGATGGGGTTAGCGTTGTATATATAAACAAGCATAAAGAATATATGAGCGATAGCTTTTCTGATTTTTCATCATCTAATATTGTAGAGGTGGAAACTGTCGATCCAGGTTTTATTGTAATTAAAACCAGTATGCCTTTTACATACGGCAACGTAGATTGTGATGATTTGGGAGCTAATAAGGGATGGACCGAGCCCGGTGATAATTTCGACTATATTGGGATTTTTTCCACAGAATACCTGCACTCACTAGGCATAAATAGGGTTGTTTTAGATTTTAGCTAAAATACAAAAAGGAGCATCAATGGTAAAAGTCAAAAGAAAGGAGGAGCCCCAATGGATGAATGTATCGAATGTATTACCCGCCGCGAACACGAAGAATTTGCTCACCGGATCGAAGATGAAGAACATCGTCAGAATGTCCGGATCGGCAACCTGGAGAACCAGACCCAGACGATCCAGAGCCTTGCCATGTCGGTGGACAGGCTGGCCACCAGCATGGATAGGATGGCCCAGGAACAGGCGGAGCAGGGAGAGAGGTTGAAAGCGCTGGAGCAGGAACCGGCGGACAACTGGCGGAATGTCAAAAAGACCGTCTGGACAACCATTGCGTCTGTGCTGGCGGGAGCTCTGGCAAGCGGGGCCATCATCATGGCGGCACAGTATCTTAAGTAGAGTAGAGGAGGATAAAACATGGATATCACATTTTTAACAGAATTTGCAGTACCAATCATTGTGGGGATCTGCTTATGCAGCGGCTACATCATCAAGAACATGATCCCGTCCGATGGGATCAACAAGTACATCCCGCTGATCATGGGAGCGCTGGGCGTGGCGCTCAACGTATGGATCAACTGGGCGTTTACGCCGCAGATCCTGCTTGGAGGACTGTTTTCCGGGCTGGCAAGCACCGGCATGCACCAGATGTTCAAAAATTTGATCAATAAGGAGGAATAAGCAATGCCGAATCTGTATTGTACAAACAACGACTGTTACAAAGAGGGTAAAAAGATCAAAAAGGTGGAATACCTGATCGTCCACAGCCCTGCGGTCTATCCGACCATCATCCGGGCACAGTCCGGAGCCGGAGGCGGCTGGTATACTCGCTGGAACAAGCCCGGAGTAGAGAAATTTGCACACGGGTTTATCGATGATACCGGCGTCTACAATTTCGCTCCGGAAACCATGGTCTGCTGGCATATCGGGGACAAATATGGTAACGCCCACGCCATCGGTTATGAGCTGTGTGAGCTGTCTACAGCAGCGGAGTTTTCCAAGGTGTGGGATAACGCCGTGGGAAGATACACGGAGCTGTGCAAAAAGTACGGGCTGGGCGTTGACCGGATCCTTGGGCACTGCGAGGCACACGACAAGGGCATCGCCTCCGATCACAGCGATCCTGCGCCGTATTTCCGGCGTTTTGGCAAGAGTATGGAGAAATTCCGGGCAGACGTGGCAAAACGGCTCTCCGGCCAGAATACAGGCGCACAGACGGGTACTGCTGCGGCTGTGTCCAAACAGTACAGCCCTTACGCCTATGCGCGAGTGACCAACCTGACAGCGGGCGATCACCTCAATGTCCGGACGGCTCCCAACGCAGATGTCAACAGGCTGGCGGCATGGCCGCAGCTGTCCGAGGGTAATGAGGTCGATGTGGTAGAGATGTACACAAACGGCTGGGCAAAGGTGTTGATCCGGGGTAACGTGGGCTATGTAAACGCTCATTATCTTGCTATCACTGAGAGATCACAGTCCGCCTCGACACCAGCTCCGGCGCAGAGCTACACCGAGTGGGCTGGCAGGGTGCATGACGTGGATCCGGTCGGTCTGATCGTAAGGACAGGCCCCGGAAAGAGCTATGGACGGCTGAGTGCCTATCCGAAGCTGTATGATGGCAACATGATCAGTGTCATGGGTGAGCAGTCGGGATACTATCATATCAGGATCAGCAATCCGGTGGCGGGTACACATATCGGCTGGGTAAGCAAGGACTATGTGAGCCGGGGCTGATACATAAAAAGGGGTGGCAGGTAGGTGATGCCTGCTGCCTCTTTTTCAGAATAATGAGCTTGAAACGATCTCATAATGCTATAGAAAATGTGAACGGTTAGTAACACGTTAGTAACAAAAATTACTAAAAAGCACGGTTTTAAGCCATTTTCACAAATTTGTCTCTTAAGAAATTTTTAAATCCATGCGGCTCAAAAGAAATGGCTTAAGTAGGCGGAAAACCGCGTGTTTACGCGGAAAACCGCGTGTTTACGCGGAAAACCGGAGATTTTTTAGTGGCGTGACGCATTAAAAAAACACGTGAAAATCGTTGCGGTTAGTAACAAATTAGTAACACTATCTGATTTTTTCTAACTCGGCGCGCAGATCTTCCAGCTCCCGGTGGCCGTAAACACTGTTGGTAATGTCTCCGGAAAAGGAATGTCCCAGCATACGCTTCCGGTCGTTTTCCCGTACTCCGTACTTTTCGCACAGCCGGGAAAAGGTGTGGCGGCAGTCGTGCGGCGTGTGCTTCTCGATACCGATGGACGGAAGAACGGCATACATCCTTTTGCGAAAATACTCCGGAGACTGAGGCAACAGGCTCCCATATTTCTTCATACGGTCGGCCACCAGTGAGCGGATCCGGGAATGGATCGGGACAATGCGGTCTTTACCTGCGGCAGTTTTTACGCCGCCCTGGAAGTAATTGTTCTTCAGATCAACGGTCATGGAAGAATAGGCACGGATCCGGAAACCGGAATAGCACATGATCAGAAGCATGGCAACGGTTTCGTCCTGGCTGTGCTCCCACAAAAGTGCCAGCTCCTTATCGGAGAAGGGGACGCCGTGTTCATCATCTTCCAGCGTGTTGATTCGGACATTCCTGGAATAATCCTTTTCGCAGATCTCGAAGATTTCCGCATAAGAATACATCTGATGAAACAGAGACAGGATCAGTTCCTTACTGGAGTGTTTAAGCGGGCAGTTGTCGATCATCTGCTGAAGGTCCGGAACGCGGAGATCCGCAAAGATCCGGCCATGTAGCGGCGCACAGTTTTTAAAGGCGGCAGCGGTGGATCGCCTGGACGCCTGTGAATATGTGCGGGAGCGGTTTTGCTCATACTTCCAGGAATAGAACTCCTGATAGACATCTAAAAATGTTTTTCCCGGTGCGGCCAGCTTTTCATCGGCGGCTTTAGACAGATTGTAGTCGGCGAGGATCTTCTGGAGCAACTGGCTGTCCTTCCCGGATTCCAGGTTCACAAGGGTCTTTTCAAATCCGGGATAGTACACTCCGGCGCGGTATGCGGTTAAAACAGCAAAGCCGACCGTCCAGGAATCTACATAGCAGAGGGCGCGGGGGGTCTTGGGGGATCCATTCAGTTCAAATTCTTTCGTGGGCGGGTGTACGGCATAGGCGTTTCTGCGGCCTCCGCCCAGGAACTTGATGGATCCATAGCCGTTTGGAAGTTTCGGGTATTTTTTACGTTTTGCCATTTCTTTTCTCCTTATCACCCGAAAATGGGTACAAAAATAACAGCCAGCGAACAAAGGTTCCGCTTGCGTGGCTGTTCCGGAGATGATACAATATGTTAGACAAAAGTTTGGTTGATACCATCTCCGGTATTGCCTACGGAAAGCCGGTCTCTGTTGGCGCAGGGGCCGGTTTTTTGTCATTTTAATCTAAACCGTTGATTTTTAAACAGTTGCTGTAAGCAAGTTCCTGGAGTAATTTATATAATGGCTGTACATTATATTTTTTAGGGAACTCTAATTTATGAGATATATACTGAACCTGATGTGCTTTGAGGTTAGCGGTTTTGATGTATGTAAAAGTAAGCTCACTATCATCGAATCCAAAACCCGCCGTTTCCATTGTTACATCAACTACGGAGAAAAGGTTAATGGACTCTACACTCATCTTTATTCCAGTTGCGCCCTGCTTGTTTGTAAAAATAATACGTTTGTTTGTAAAAATAAGAGCGTCACGCACGAGTTTGAATCCGACGGTGATCTCTTCGCCGTCCATCAAATACATGCCGTATTCTTTCTGCATATCTTCGGTAGACATTTCGCTGTAGTTATTAAGCACACCTTGGACAAGGTTGCTGTTTGCTACTGACTTTGCGCCGTTCAAAATATCTTTCATTCCAAAAGCCATAATAAGTTCCTCTCTTTCTCTTTTCACTGTTTTATTGTATAAACACCGAAGTGATTATAGCGTATTTATTCTTAAAGATACCAATTCTTTTGGATAGCCAGTAGAGTTGCAAAAACTGTCTATGGTTATTCCATTGCACATCTCCAATGTATCATCACTGATGAGCAGATAAGCGGAAAAAGCATTAGCTTCACGCTCGATTCGGCTTGTCGATAAGAGCGTCTTATTCCGAATGAAAGCGCAGTTTTCTTTTCGATGTAACAATGCATGTCCCAATTCATGAGCAACAATAACCTTGAACATCGGGCTGTCGGTAGGAATATCCTCATTAACGAATATCCATCGTTTGCGTTTTAGAAGCATATAATTTCCTGCGATAGATCCCAATGGCACTATGGCAATGCGAATCCCGATATAGTTAGATATTACAACAGGGTCACGGCTTCCGGTCATTTTGGTGTAGTATCGAACAAGCCGTTTTATTTGGCTCATATTATTTCCCAAACAAATCACCTACTTCTTGTTTTTGGTGGGATTGTATTTCACTTTGTTCTCTTTTTTAGTCTCTCGTAACGCATATTCAATAGCATTTTGCAAAAGTCCGATTGAGGCTTGATCAATTTCCACTCCATTATAATATAAAGGCCCATTGTCACCGCTTTTTATTTCTCCCATAATACGGTCGAGATCTCTAGCTATGTCGCGATTATCTTTTGCGGTTAAATGATCGTCGCTGTTGTCGCGAACATCACCAAAGTATTCGGCATTCACACCGAGGACACGTGCTATTTTGATAAGTACGTCAATATCTACCTTTTTGTTATTTCGCTGGATAATAGAATAGATAGTTGTAGGAGCAACGTCTATTTTTCGAGCAAGTTCGGTAACGGTCATTCCTCGCTCAGACAGCAAATCGTTTAACTTATTTCCAATACCTATACCCATACTGTTTTCCTCCTAAACCGAATATACCACGTTTGCGTGTGTGAATCAACAAAAAATTACGCAAATGCAAAAAATATTGTTGACATATACGCAAATAAGTGGTAATTTATATGCATAAACACGAAAATACGTACTAAAAGGAGGGAGAAGATGAAATATTCCAATTTGAAAGCGGAGCTGGCACGAAAAGGAATCTCTATGGAAGATGTGTCTGGTCTCTTAGGGATTCATCGAAACAGCGTGTCAAATAAAATCAACGGTGATACACCGTTTACTGTGGAAGAGGCTTTTAAAATTCATGATAAGTATTTTCCTAAATTAAGCATGGATTATCTTTTTACGGCCGAAAATCACTGCTGATTGAACGGTTGCTGGAGGACAGATAGGAGGTGATCAAATGTCTGCAAGAGTACCAATCAATGAGGCAGCAAGAGAGCTTGGTGTAGCCCCGCAGTCTGTCCGGGAGCACATGCGCCGGGGGATCTGGGATCTGGGGTCCGTTGTCCCGCCGATCCACAAAGGCGGACGCTGGGGCTATCATGTGTACCGAGAGAAACTGGACAGGCATCTGGGCAAAGGTGAGGCAGTATAGACCCTCGAAGGGGGAGACAAGGAGGATAAACAGTGAAGTTAGATTTAATCTATGTAATCTACGGATTTCTCGGCCTGTTTTTAGTGGCTGGCTGGATCCAGGAAGAGGTGAGGGCATGGCTGCGAGCGAGAAAACGTGGCGGAAGATCCAGTCGTCGGTGAGCCGAATGAAACGGGTACTGGAGACGGAAAAGCCGGATCCCGGAATGCGGGAATGGTGTTACAACGAATGGAAGAACTGGATTGACGGCCTGCATGAAATGGAGCTGATTGACGGGATTGACCAATTGGCACTATTAAAAGAGTTTAAGCATTACAAAAAATATGCCCCTCGGCAGTAGAAAGGGGACATTGTGGCCGAGAGGCAATAGCACTTGCAACAATAAGTATAACATCGTTTTAGAAACATGCGAATGTCTAATAATGACGAAGGAGGACTAAGAATGAATAAAAGGTGTGTGGCACTTGAAGAACTGAAAAAAGGTGCAGAACCGTTTGAAGCTCTGGAAACGGCAACGCAGTATTACATCAACGTTATTGTTGGAGAGACGATGCCGATTAGCAGAGCAGATACACCGGCGCTTTTAACAGCGTTAAAATTGCTCAACAGATCAATCTCAGAAGATAATCCGGAGGCAGCAAAAATTTCAGAAGAAACATTTGGATTTTTTGCGAAATATGGAAAAGCAATAAACGTGGAGGCAGCAAGCAGAGAGGAGGTGCAGGAAACATACGAAAAAATTTTCGAGGCGGAACAGAGAAGACGGAGAGAAAGGGGGAAAGGGAAATGAAAACTTATCCCGGAAGCAGCACAAGGATTGTGGACAAGCTCCCGCTGTATCGGTGCCGGTGTGGACATGAGACCTGGGCACTGACTACGGACCGGGCAGTGATCTGCCGGAAATGCGGGAGAGAAATGGAGAATACAGATGGTAAAACGAAAAGATATAAGAGCGTATAGAAAGATCCTGAAGCCCGGAAGAAAAGTAAAGCTCCAGGTGTACGACACGCCGGAGCAGATGACACAGATCTGGACATCCGGAACGGTGCTGTGGATCGGCAAATACCTGGCGATGGTGGAGTATAAAGCCGAGGTCAAAAATTTGGCCATCAGGCGGATGGCGACCAGGAGGGAGACATTCCGGATCACGGACCTCTATATCTGGGAAACGACATAAAAAACGGACGCTTTGCAGAGCGCCCGCCTTAGAAAAAAGCCGTGTATGGTATGCACGATATTTACAAAATCAAGCATACCATACGCGGCTAAAAAAAGCAAGGTTTTCCCGGTTTGACGGGCTGGTTAAGACTATTAAATGACCGACACACGAAGGAGACGAGCGATGGCCTATATCATGGAGGTATGCAGGGCAGGGGTAACCATCGAAGTTATCAAAAAGCATAGCAGACGGTATCCCCCTCCGGGGAGCCGGAGAGAAAAAAAGAAGAAGCCGACTCCGGAAGCGCAGGAGGCTGTGAATGCCAGAAATGCAGAGACCAGGATCCGGAGAGACATGAATCATAACTTCCGTCCGGGAGATCTGTATATCACCCTGGATTATGCCAGGGAGAACCGTCCGGAAGATGGATCGGAAATGAGAGAGCATGGGGACAGGTTCAAACGGGATCTGCGGAGACTGTACAAGAAAAAGGGGCTGGATCTCAAATACATGTATGCCATAGAACGGGGGAGTCGCGGGGCGCTGCATCATCATATCCTGATCAACGCCGGCGCCGACCTGAAAGAGCTGCAGGAGCTGTGGCCGCATGGCAGGATCCATGTGGATCCGCTGGACAGCTCCGGACAGTACCGCAAACTGGCCAGCTATTTTGTAAAGTATGCAGTCAAGACAAGAAAAACCGATGAAAAACTGATGAATCGGTACTGCGAGACCAGCAGGAACCTGGTAAAGCCTCCGGTGGAAAAGATTGTGGTGCACCGGAGACACTGGCGGAGGGAAGTACCTCAAAAGAAAGGGTACTACCTGGATAAGGACACGGAACAGCACTATATCGACCAGTTTGGTTTTGAGGCAATGAAATATACTCTGGTTAAGATCCCGGAGGGAAGGGAGCAGCAATGCAGGCGGATATCTACATAACATTGGACAGCCGAAACCCGCAGAAAACAGAAAAGCACTACGGATATGTGCTGGAGTGCCAGGTAAACGGGGCGCCGGTGACAAGAGAGGGCTTCGGATCCGTCAAAGGAACCTATCATAAGGCGACGCTGCGGGCGCTGTGTGAGGCGTTTCGGCGATTTCGGCAGCCATGCGAGATCACGGTCCATGACGAGGACGAGTTTGTGCTGAGCATGCTGGTTCAGAATTTATCCTCCTGGGCAGGGAATGGATTTAAGAACTCGAGCGGCCAGCCGATCAAAAACAGTACAGAGTGGAGCGTCCTTTGGGCACTGCTCCAGGGGCATCAAATACTCATAGATCCTGGATCTCACACCTATTCCGAGTGGTTGAGCCAGGAGATAAAAAAGAGAAAAGAAAAGGAGGAAAACACATGAAAGTAACACAGTGCGACAGATGTAAACGGATCGTGGAGGAAAGCACCCGCGTAGAGATCCATGACAGCCAGAGATCCGTCCAGATCGCAAGGGAATATGATCTCTGTGATAAGTGCAAGGCAGCATTGGAACGATTTATGGACGGAGAACCGCTGGATGATGAGGGAGGAAGCGAAAATGAATAAGGTAGTGCTCATGGGGAGACTGACCAGGGATCCGGAGATTCGGACGAGCCAGGGAGAGAAGGCAACAACGATTGCCAGGTACACGCTGGCTGTGAACCGGAGAACCACAAAGGATGGAGAGGCTTCGGCTGATTTTATCTCCTGTGTTGTCTTTGGGAAAGGCGCAGAGTTCGCCGAGAAGTACCTGCACCAGGGCAGCGGGATCGCCTTGTCCGGACGGATCCAGACGGGAAGCTATACAAACCGGGAGGGGCAGAAGGTTTATACCACCGAAGTAGTTGTGGAGGAACAGGAATTTGCCGAGACAAAGGCGGAGGCGAAAAACCGTCCGGAGACTAAAAAGCAGGATGAGGACGGATTTATGGAGATCCCGGATGGAGTAGAGGACGAAGGATTACCCTTTGCGTAAAGGAGGAAAATTATGTTTGTGAAAATGTCGATTTTGAAAAAACTCATGAAAGAGGCGTATAAGACCGGCTTGGTGCTGGCGAATAACGGGGAAACGATCATGATCGCGGGAAACTATTGGCAGATGGAGATCAAGAGGGCGCTCATGCCGAAAGAGTTGCTGGCGGCGATTATTGAACTGGCCGGAGAACTTCCGGGCGCAGGAGAACGATATATCTGCGATAAGGGAGGAAACCAGCTGGAATTTGGAAAGCCGATGGAGATCAATCCGGAAGGGTGCGAGACGGAGTACATTGTAACAAACGTGACGCTGCTGTCCGGAACCGGAACAGAACAGAGGATCCTGCAAAATTATGGGACCGGAGACATCGAACTGATCAATGAGGTATTTGTCGATCTGATCTATAAAGCAGAAAAGGACTTGAGCATGCCGGAACCGGAGGGGCCGTACTGCAGACCGGGCATGTGTGCCTTGTGGGATAACGGACTCATGAGATTTAAAGCATACCTGCGACATGACGATGAAAACGAGGAGATGCTGAAGGAACTCTCGAACGTGGATCTGACGCCGCCACATATGAGGGCGCAGGCATGATGTACCCGAAAAAGCCGGCCAGGAAAAAGTGGAAAAGCCATAAGGCCAGCATTATGCAGGAAAAAGACGGAACCTGCTATCTGTGCGTACTGTTGCAGCAAGATTACCGGACGCACAGCTATCTGGAGGAGCATCATATCTACGGCGGTCCGAACCGGGACAAGTCGGAGGCAGAGGGATTAAAGGTGTACCTTTGCCTCCGGCATCACCGGACCGGCCAGGAGGCCGTACATAACAACGCCGAGATCATGAGGCTCCTGCGGCAGCAGGGACAGGCCATCTATGAACAGACCCACAGCCGGGAGGAGTTCCGCCGACTGATGGGGAAAAGCTATTTATAAAAAGCAAATGTGTATGGAGGAAACGATGGAGAGAGCAAATGGGACAGAAGAGTGGAACGGAGCTGGACAGCCGCCGTTCCCGGCCATGAGCAACAATGATCAGCGCCGGGTGTTTCTGGACAGTTATACAGACTGGCCGGTGTGGTTTGAAGTGCCGCAGGCGGATGAGGTGTATTACCGGTACGATCTGCCGGATGGCAGCAGTATCGTGATCTGCAGGTATCGATACTGGGCGGATTGGATGGAAAAGTACATGGAAATGTGCAAACATGCCAATCCGGACGCGGCAGGGACAAGGGAATATCTTTTAAAACCGGGCTACCATTACCTGCATGACTGCCGATCGAACAGAACAACGCTGGTGGAGCACCTGAGAAGATTACAGAGAGGGGCGAAAAGCTATGGCAAAGAGGGATGATTATATGCGTGGCCGCCAGGAAGGAATGTCCTACGCCCTGAAGATTGCCAAGGAAGGCGGGCTGGAAGCCCTGGAGAAAGAGATCAAATACCGGAATATCGAGAACTACTGGTATATGGGGCTGAACAAAAAGGAGACACAGGAAGTCAAAGAGAAGATTGCACTCCGGACGAAAGGAATCATCACTTGCGTGTCGCTGCTTACTCTGCGGGATGAATTCGGGTTCGGGAAAGAACGCGGCCTGCGGTTTTTAAAGCGGTTTGATACAAAGGTTGACTGCCTGATCGGAGATCTGGATGACGGACAGACGGTGACTCTGGAAGACTATGCCGAGGTGGTACGCCAGGAGATGGGAATCAAGGTGGAGATCTCGGAGGGGATCGGGAGAAAGAAATGAAAAGCGTAAGAATTGAACTGAAAAGAAGCTGTTTAGAGTGTGACTATTGCGAACTAGAAATCGAAAAGGTATGCGGTCTCATTACAGCATGCCAGATCCTTAGATGTGGACATGCCAATGTGTGCAAGGGGTATATTGACGATCAGGATCCAACAATAAGCGACTGCTCAGAGGCGGAAAAGAACGAATGGACCACGACGAGAGAACGGCTTCCGGAAGATGATTCCTTCGTACTGGTACAGATTACCGGAACCGCAGACCATGAAAAATTCAATAATGCGATACGGCTGGGGAGTTATTATCCGGCGGATGGCTGGCTCATTGAGGGACATTTCGATTTTGAAGGAGAAGTTGTAGCATGGCAGCCGTTACCAGATGAATACGAGGAGAATACATGAACAGATTAACAGAAAAAGATAATCAGGGAAACTGGAGCCTGAAAGGCGTAAAGTGGGAGCAGCTCCATGAGGGAGCGACCATCACCGGGGAACTATGGCAAAAGCTGTATGGTGCACTCTGGAAGTTGATGGAGTATGAGGATACCGGGCTGGATCCGGATGACGTGATCCGTTTGGACAATTTTAACCAGTGCAGTACCGGACAGGCGACGAAGAAGCTGGCAAAGGAAGGAGCAAAGCACCGCTGGATCCTGCCGGAAGAAAGGAAGCCGGATAAGGGTGAAACTGTACTGGTGACGGTAAAGCGTCATAGATGGATTGCTGACTATGATTGTGATTGGGTGCCCAAAAATAAAAAAACGGAACACGAAGAAGCTGTTTATGTTACATTGGGGCAGCGGAATCGTACAGGATGGGAATATGTGGATCTTGAAAGTTCTGAGTGGGAAGAAGCACTGTATGTGGATAGCCTGGTAGGAATTGTGTTGAGCGAACCGGTTGCGGAAATCATAGCATGGCAGCCACTGCCAGAGCCATACAAGGAGGGGCAATCATGGACAGATTAACGCATAAACGATCCAACGGGATCAAAACGGGCTACTGGTCACCGGAAAAGAAAGATGCACTGGTGGAGCGGCTGGCGGAATATGAGAACACCGGCAAAAAGGGTAACTGATAGTATCAAAAATCAATCCAAGGGGAGGAGCGCAAATGACGATGGAGGAGGCAAGCCAGATCCACTACATTCTGGCGGAGATCAGAGTGATTCAGCAGGAACTTGCGAAGCTTCAGCAGGATCGGAATTTTTATAAGCCGAACATTATCTCGGATATGCCAAAGGGCGGTGGGAGTACGGAATCAGATGTAGACCGACATCTGGAGCAGGAGCTGCGGCTTCGGGGCATGCTGAAATACAGCCTTGAAAAGCTTCAGGAGGAACGAAGAAAGTTTGAGGAGTTCTTGAATGGGGTGGAGGATCCAGAACTCAGATTGATCCTGAGACTACGATGTGTAAATAACCTGACCTGGCATGAGATCGGAGAACAGCTTGGTATGGATAGGCGGACGGCGAGCAGAAAATTTTTCGAGTATTTTGAAAGATGCCCACAATGCCCGCCCGGTCTGTGATATGATGTAAAACAAGCAATTAGGCAAAAGGCCAACGATTCATTTGCCAGTTTGCATTCCCCCAAGTATATAAAACCTTCAACGAAGCGTCCTGTGAAAGCAGGGCGTTTTGTTGTGCAGAAAAAGGTAGGTGGGCCATGAGCAATCCCAGGTATTCAAACGGAAATCTGCGAAGAAAGCACCGCGCCAGGTTAAAATCCATCGGTGCGGCTTGTGGTATTTGCAGTGGTCGATTAGGGCCGATCCATTACGATGAACCGAGCGACAGTGCTCACCCGCTTTCATTTGTGATTGATGAGATCAGGCCGGTATCACGGTGGCGGGAATTTGGCTATGCGTCCAGAGAAGCAGCAGCACAGGACTGGAATAACCTTCAGGCGGCCCACTACTGCTGCAACGCGGCGAAAGGCGCAAAGACGCAAAAGGAGTTATTCAGCAGCGAGAAAAAGCACTTGAATTTGCCAGATGGCAGTTGGTGAAGCAGTGAGGCATGGGCGTTTTGCCTGAGCGGTGGGGAGGGGTCCCCCCACGTGCTGTTTGGCGACCCGCGCCGTCCAGTTTCATAAACTTAGATTTCACAAGCTC